AGGGGAAGTCGGTAGCGTCCATCAGTAAATCTCCAAAATCGACCGCGTCACGCCGCCGCTTGCGGCCTCCAGCGGTTCGTTATCCAGCGCCAGCATGCAGGCCCATGCCAGATCGGCGTGGCCGGCGTCCTGGCTGCGGCCGGCGGCAAACGTCACGCCACGCCCGCTGCCCGTGAGCTCGCGTTTGATCGCCATGAAACTGCGCTGCAGGTCCACGTCGCTCGCGTCAAACTCCAGCCGGCCCGCGCGCATGACGCTCTGCGCTTTGAGCACCAGGCGGTTTTTCACCTCCGGCGAAAACTGCACGCCGCGCGCCGCCGGGAAAAATTTGCGCACCAGCTGGTACACGCCCTGCCCTATGCCGCTGCTATCAATATCGATGCGCTCGACGTTGTAGCGGCGCGTGAGTTTCTCGATCTCGGCGGCCTGCTGCTCAAAGTCTGGCTTGCGGAATTGCTGGCGGTACAGCACGCGGAATTTGCCATCACCACCCTGCCCTTCCGGCGGCGCCAGCACAAGCAGGCCCGCCGCGTCGCCCGTGAAAGAGGGGTCATAGCCCACCCACACGGCCTTGTTGCCGTAGGGCCGCTCGGCAAACGGTTTGAAATCGCGCCAGGCATCCCAACTATCGACGTGACAGCGCAACAGATCGGTGAGCGGGAACACCGCGAAAGAATCGTCCACGAACCCGCACATCAGCAGGTTGTCGAACTCCTCTGGGCTGTATTCGGTGCGCAGCTCCTCCACGTCGAACAGGTCACAGCCGCCGGCCTGCGCGTCGAGGATGGTGACGATATGCCTCCAAATCTTGTCCGCGCCCACGTGCCCTGCGGCCAGCCGCTCGTGCGTGATGTCGATCTCGATGCGTTCCGCCTTGGCCCGCTTGCGGTTGTGGCGCTCGCCGGTCCAGAACGCATAGGCCTGATGCTGGATGGAGCTGGGCGTGCTGAAGTAGGTTTTGCGCCACTTGGTGTGCATGGCCATGCCGCTGGCCACCTTGTTGAGTTCCTCGAACTTTTGCGTCCAAAAAAACTCATCGAAATAAAAATTACCGTGATAGCCCTGCGCCGTGCGCGCGTTGGTGCCCAAAAAATACAGCGTGGCGTTGTTGCCCAGAATGATCGGGTCGCCCGACAGCTCAACCCCGCACGCCTCGGCGGCGAACTGCCTGATGTATTCGCGGAACACGTGCGCCTGCGCCTTGCTGGCCGATAGAAAAATCTGGTTGCGCCCGGTTTGCAGCGCATCGAGCAGCGCCTCGCGTGCGAAATACCACGTTGCGCCGATCTGCCGACTTTTGAGGATGGCGCGCGTGCGCTGCCAGCAGGCCTGCCACCACTGGCGCTGATAGCCGAAGAGCGATTCCTCGAACGCGGCCTGCACCTTTTCGATCTGCTCGGCGGTGAACACATTGCGCTCAGGCCGCTTTTTGGGCCCCGCGTTGCGGCGCTCGATGTTGGGGTTGAGGTCCACCTCCCGGCCCGTGCTCTCGTATTTGCGCACGCGCGCCAGGCGCTCGATCTGGCGGCCCAGCAGGTCGATCTCTTTGTAGTCGCCACCCGTCTTTGGGTCCTTGGCAATCAGCGCGCACAGGCGCTGCTCCAGCGTGCCCTCAACGCGGTCGGCGGGCTTGGCGGCGTCCCACTTTTCGCCCTTGCGCCAACAATCCACGGTGCCGCGTGGCTTGCCCAGATGTTCGGCAATATGGCTGATGCGCCAGCCCATCCAGTACAGTGCACGGGCCGTTCTGCGCACGCTGGCGCGCGAATCGGCAAGGGTGGCCGCGAGGTCGGGTGTGAGGAGCGCTGCAGCGCCGGCGTCAATCATCCCGGCAGGTTATGAGGTGGCGGCGTGGTGCGCACCTACTCAAACGTGTATGCGCAACGCATACATATCTCCGCTATTGCTTGCACAAGGCTTTGGCTCAACGATCCACATACCGGCGCGCTCGCGCCATTTATCGAGATCGGAAAGCCAAGCCATGGCAGCTAAAAGCAAATTTTTCCGCGTCCTGACCGAGGGCGCGACCACGGACGGACGCAAGGTTGAGCACGACTGGATCGAGCAGATGGCCAAGAACTTCGACCGCACCAAATACGGCGCTCGGGTATGGCTTGAGCACATTCGCGGCACGGTGCCGGGTGGCCCGTTCGACGCGCTGGGCGATGTGATCGCGCTCAAGGCCGAGAAAGTCGAAGACGGCAAGATGGCGCTGTTCGCGCAAATCGAGCCGCTGCCCGCGCTGATCGAGCTCAACAAGCGTTTTCAAAAAATCTACACCTCGGCGGAGGTCGATGTGCGGTTCGCCGACACCGGCCAGGCGTACCTCACCGGCCTGGCCGTGACCGACACCCCGGCCAGCCTGGGCACGGAAATTTTGCAGTTCGCCGCCACGCATGCGGGCAACAGTCCGTTTTCCAAGCGCAAGAGCGCGCCCGAGGCGCTGTTCACCGAGGCGGTGCCTTTCACGCTGGAGATCGAACCCGATCCCGCGGCCACCGACAGCAACGGCGCGCTGCAGGCGCTGCTGGGCATGTTCTCCAAATTGATGGGCGGCTCTGGCGGAAACGCGCCATCCGCCACCAGCGCCGCCCCTGTCGCGCCGGCGCCGCAGGGTGCGGGCGGCAACGCTCCTGTGGCGCTACAAGTCACGGCCAATGTACAGGGTGACCAAAACCAGTTCAACGCCGCTGCGCTGGCGCAGCTGGGCGCCGTGTTGCAAACCTTTGCCGCCGGGCAGGAGGCGATGGCCGCGCGCCTGGCCGCGCTCAAAAACGACCACGACGCGCTGGTAACCAAGCTCTCCAGCCAGCCCGCCGCCGGTGGCCGCCCCACGGCCACCGGCGGCAATGGATCCACGCTGACCGATTGCTGATCGGCACCACCCCACATACGAGACGAAAGGCAAACCATCATGCGTAACGAAACCCGTCAACTCTTCAACGGCTACCTGCAGCAGCAGACCCGGCTCAACAACGTCGGCAACGCCACGGAAAAATTCACTGTAGAGCCCAGCGTGCAGCAGCGGCTGGAGACCAAGATTCAGGAGTCCAGCGACTTCCTGAAAAAAATCAACGTCATGGGCGTGGTCGAACTCAAGGGCGAAAAACTCGGCCTTGGCGTGGCCAACACCATCGCCAGCCGAACCGACACCGCCGCCGACGGCGAGCGCAAAACGCAAGATGCCAGCACGCTCGACAGTGATGGTTACGAATGCAAGCAAACCAACTACGACACGCACATCCGCTACGCCAAGCTGGACGCCTGGGCCAAGTTCCATGATTTCCAGACGCGCATCCGTGATGTGGTCAACCAGCGCTGCGCGCTCGATCGCATGACGATAGGCTTCCACGGCAAGAGCGCCGCCGCCAACACCGACCGCACGGCCAACCCGCTGCTTGAGGACGTCAACATTGGCTGGCTCGAGCTGCTGCGCACCCGCGCACCGGATCGCGTGATCAAGGAAGGCGCCGAGGCCGGCAAGGTCACCTACGGCCCCGGTGGCGACTACAAGCTGCTCGACGGCCTGGTTTACGACTGCTACAAAAACCTGCTCGATCCCTGGAATCAAGAGGACCCGCAGTTGGTGGCCATCGTCAGCCGTAACCTGATGCACGACAAGCTGTTTCCGCTCGTGAACGACAACCCCGCGCCCACCGAGCGGCTTGCCAGCGACATCGTGATCAGCCAGCGCAGGCTGGGCGGGCTGCAGGCCATCTCCGTGCCGTATTTCCCCGAAGGCACGCTGCTGGTCACGCGGCTGGATAACCTATCCATCTACTACCAACTCAGCGCGCGCCGACGCGCGGTGATCGACAACCCGAAAAAAGACCGCGTGGAGTGGTACGAGTCCAGCAACGATGCTTACGTGATAGAAGACTACGGCCTGTGCGCCATGGTCGAGAACATCGAGCTGAAAGCCTGATGCCATGCAAACCCTCGCCCAACGCCATCGGCTGAAAATGCTGGCCCTGCAGCAGGCTGCCGCCGCGCCGCAAGACGCGCACGGCGCGCCGCAGGGCAGCGCCTACGAGCTGATGCAGGCGCAGCTGCACGAGCACCTGCGCACGCTCAAAAACATCCATTCGGTCGAGAAAAAAATCGAGGCCAAGCGCGCCATGCTGGCCGATTTCGAGCCGTATCTGGACGGCGTGCTGCAGGCCAACTCGGGCGCGCAAGACGTGGTGCTCTCCACCGTGCTGGTGTGGCATATCGACGTGGGCAACTGGGCGCGCGCGCTGCAACTGGCGCGCTACGCGCTGGTGCATGGGCTGAAGCTGCCCGACCAGTACAACCGCGATCTGCCCACGCTGCTGATCGACGAATACGCTGACGCGGCCCTTGCCGGCAAGCTCACCGGCGAGGACGCGCTCAAGCACCTGTCCGCCGTGGGCGAGCTCACGCAAGCGCGCGACGCGCCCGACCAGGCGCGCGCCAAGCTGCACAAAGCCGTGGGCTGGGCGCTGCTGGGCAAAACGGCGATGGCCGACGTGGATCCAAAAAACCTGCCGCCCGGCACCTGCCAGGCGGCGCTCACGCACCTGCTGCGCGCCATCGAACTGTGGCCGCAGGTGGGCGTGAAAAAAGACGTGGAGCGGCTGCAACGCCGGCTGGCGGGCGACAAGCCCGCCGCCTGATTGCAACCGCCCCCAACCGGGCGCACCCCGCGCACTGGCGGCCCGGTGGTTTGCGAGGCACGCATCTCCTGGCGTAACCCCGAGCAAACCGCCGG